AGCTCGGTCTTGTCCTTGTCCTCGTACTGCTTCGCCTTCTGCTCGGCAGCGGTGGCTCGCCGGTCAGCGGCCTGCATCCGAGCGAAGAGCTTGTCGAACTCCTCACGGGTGACGGCCTCACCCTTGGGCTTGCCGTCGTCCGTGGGGTCGCCCTCCCCGTCGCCGTTCCCGTTCTCGCCGTTGGCGTTCGGGTCCTCGTTCGGGTCGCCCTCTCCCTCGGCACCCATGAAGGGACGCGCCAGGATCGGGTCAAGGGCTGCGTTGCGTGCGAGCCGCTGGCTCATCGGGTTGACCTCCGGTCAAGTGGTTCCTGCCGCGGCCAACTGTAGCATAGGAAACGGCTCAGCCATCGAGGTAGGCGTCGTACTTCCCACTGATGAAGCCATCGATGAACTCCTCGTCACTGATGGTGATGGGAGTCGTGTAGCACAGGCAGTTTGGGTGCGGCTTGCTGGGTACCTCCTGCGGTCGCCAGATGCCACCAGGCTGCCCCTTGACATGCTCCTCGTCGGCGTAGATGTTGCAGTCGTCGGGCTTGGGATGCGACCCGCTCAGATGCCACTGCACGTACTCGATGAAGGGTGACTTGATGGCCCGCTGCACGCTCACTGCGTGGAAGGCGTTGTTGAGCTCCGTGCGGCCAAGCCGTTCTGCCGCATAGGAAACGCCACCCGGCGTGTTCGGAAGGATGAGGCCACGCACTCGATTCGCGAGATCCTTCCACGAGCCACCCGTCGCGATGACACGCTCGATCTCCCGCTGCACCATCCCGTTGGCAAGCGCCCTGGACCTGTACACGCGGGACGACAGGGGACGATCTGACAGGCCGTTGAGCCTGCGGCTGACTACGTCTACAGTCCGCTCCGCCTGCGCTGTAGCGGCCCTCAGCATCGCCTCGATCTCGCCCTTGCTGAGCTTGCTCTTGAGGAGCATCGCCTCGTACTCGCCCGTGGAGGCTACAGCAGCCGCAGCTGCTCGTGCCTGGGCTGCCTTGACGCTGCTCCCGATGACGTCCCAGAGCTCCGCTTGCTGCTTGAGGAGAGCCTGCTTGACGAGCCTGAGCTGCTCACGCCTGATGGCAGCCCCGATCCCGTCTTTGCCTGCAAGAGCTCGGATCTGCTTATCAGCGTCAGCCGCCGCCCGCTTGAGGACGATGAGGAGTTCACGCTCCCAGGCCTCCTGCACCTTGAGATAAGCGATGAGTGGACGACGATCAGGCCTCGGCATCTCGCACCAACCAGTCGGGCAGGTCCGCCATCGGAACCGATTGCCCAGCAAGGGAATGCGTGCTGTCGCTGAGGAACTCCCACACGCCCGCACGAAGGAACGAGTGACAGCGTGACGTTGGGTTGTCTCGGTCCCCGCTCCACGTGAGGTACGATGGAGAGAACGTCGGTGCCTCGAGGTTGCCGTCCCACTCCCACGTGACAGTGCGACCCTTCACGCGGAATGGGTGCGCCTGTTCACAGCCCGGGCACCACGTCATCACCCACTCGTACAGGAAGTTACCCTGCACGTCATTCACTCGACGCAGCAACGCCTTAGGCATACTCGTGCACCTCACCGTCCGGCAGAGTGATGATGTACATCGTCATACCGAACGGGTGGTGGTCCCAGTCCGCACCGCTCGGATCGGGGTCTCCATCAGGATGGCTGTGCCACAGCCCAGAGAAGTTACCCGGGTTCGCCTGCAGGACTCGGACGACCTCCTCCATGTCCATGATGAAGACGTTGCCGCCCTTGGCGAGGTTCGTGATGGGATGCCACACTCCCTCGATGACGAGTCCGCACACCTCTCGGTTGGGCGAGGCGAGCGCAAGCGCGACGGCTTCCTCCCGGGTCATGCCGTCTTCTCGAACCCGTTGGCGCGCAACGCATCGCGGAGCATCAGGCCCTGGCTGTCGTACACGTCGGCGACGAAGCGGACGAACGAGCGGATGTCCTTGCCCTTGCTGTTCTTGTACGTGGTGATGTACACCCACTCCTCACGAGCGAGCCACGCCTCCGCGTACGCACGGGCGTCGCGGCCACGTCCCTTCGGGTCACTGAGCTCCCAGACGTCGATGCCCTGCAGGCGGATCCACTGCTCGGTGGAGTTGCCGAACCCCTCGTCGATGGCGAGGAGGAAGGTGTCACCGTCGTGCACCTCACGGACCTTGGCCCGGTAGTTGTAGAGCTCCCGCATCACGCACCCGCCTCAGCCTGGTCGAGGAGCTCGGACTGCACACGGCGGATGAAGGGGTCCGCCGCGAACTGCGCCTCGCTCAGCGCCTTCTGCTCGTTCACCACGGCCTCACCCATCTGGTCGGGGAACGTGTAGCCCACCTGCGTGAGGCGCTCACGGGCGTACTCGGCACTGATGACCTGAGCCGTGAGGAGCGCGAGCGTCTCGTCCACGAATGCCTTGCGGTCAACGGGCATCGGGTCACCGACGATCGTCGTCACTTCGACCGCGAGCCCAGCAGGGAGTGCCTCGTAGACGGGCATCCACATCTGGGTGAGGTCGTAGAGCATGTGGTCGTACACGCTGAGCATGTCCTGCTCCTTCTCGGCGTTCTTCGCCAGGAGAGGAGCGAGCTTCATCTGCAGCGCGATGCCCGACTCGGCGGTCTGCACGTCCACCTGTCCGACCGCGATGTCGCTGATGCCTGCGGCCTGGAACATGCTGTCTCGCACGAACTTGATGTGCTCGAGGCCCGGGAGGTTCTGCACACCCGTGACACGTCCGAACGCCGTGTCGGGCTCCAGCTCGACGACGCGGCCTGGCCCGATGCGCCAGTTCGTCTCGTTGCCGTCTGCATCCGTGGGCGGGCCGGACGTCGTCCAGTACAGGCCCAGCCCGTTGAGGGCAAGCGTGAGGTCCTGGTCACTCACGGCCTGGTTCGTCGCCGACATCAGGACCTCGAAGCCGCGGAGCTCGGACGAGCCGAACGCACCACCCGGGCTGCGCAGGTTCTTGATGTGGTACACGGGAATCGAGGTGATGCGCGAGTCGAGCGGCGTCACCGGGACGGTCTGCTCGATGAGGCTGACCTCGGCGGCGGGATCGCGGTCGTCCCACTTGCCCAGCTCGTAGTACCCGGTCTCGGTGGTGATGACACCCGACACGGGGTCCTTGCGGTAGGTCTGCCTGCGCACGGCCACCTTCGTGGGGTCGCTCGGCAGGGGGCGCTGGTCTGCGAGGTGCACACCGATGATGCGGTCGACGTTGTCGTCCGCGGTGATGGGGAAGTAGGACGCCGGGTCCACCTCGTACATGCTGATGCGGCTGCCCTGCGCCTTGGCCGGGTCCGCGACGATGTGCCAGACGGCGTCACCCTTGATGAGGCCGTACCGCTTCTGGGTGCCGAACTTGGTGTACACCTGCTCGCGGCGGAACAGGTTGCGCAGCAACGTGTCTACGAGCTTCTGGTCCTCGGGCGTACCCACACGCGGGTCGATGACGTAGTCCCAGTCCACCGCGAGGAAGCGGTTGCACGCGTCGATGATGGTGCGCGCGGACGGGAGGTAGATGGGTGCGTCGTTGCTCCCACGGAACGTCAGCTTGAACGTCTCCGGGGAGTTCCAGTACATCTCCTCGTAGATGCGGTACGCCTCGATCCGCGCTGCATCGTCAGCACCGAGCCACGAGGGCAGTGCCTGGATGAAGGGACCGATGCCACGCCACTGCTTCGCGGATTCCGCGATGGACACCATGTAGGGGCTCCTAGCCGCTTAGGTCGGACTCACGCACGCGTGCCCGCCGTGCACGCTTCGCTGCGGTACCGAAGTGTCCTGCGAAGAACCGTCCCAGCGCCTCAGGCGCGTGGTCGTCCTTCTTCATCGGTGCCTCGGGTGCGTTCTTGTCCTGCTCGTCTCGCCTGTCGGGATAACGGTAGTCGTTGAAGTCCCTGATGGTGTTCACGCACTTGCGGTCCACCATCAAGCGCGGCCACGGCTGCGGGTGATGGGCAGGCCAGGGCTTGAGGTACTCACGGATGAGGTCGATGCGGTCCTTGATGGCACCGCCCGTTCCGCCCCTGTGCTTCACTCGAAGCTCAGCCTCGAGGATGCGTGTGTCACCGGGCGAAGCCGGGTCCGGATAGAACGCAATCGTCCCTTCCGGGCAGAGGTTGCGTCGCTTGATCTCGTCCGCAAACTCCTTGGGGGACAACCCCTTCTCGTAGATCTCGTCGATGACGTGCACGCGCTCACCGTGCGGATCCACCTGCACGAGCAGCCACACGTTCGGGTTCGTGAAGCCGTAGTCGACCGCGGCGTACGTCTGCCAGTTCGGGTTGTATCCGAGGCTCGTGACGTGCACCTCCTCATCGAACTCCTGGAAGACACGGCCCACGTACTCGGTGAAGAGTGCGGCGATCTCCTGATTGAACATGGGCTCGGTGAGGTCCAGCATCAGCTGGGCGATCTCAGGGTCAAGCCCGATGCTTCGGATGACGTCGCGGTTGACGACCTGCTTTGTGCGGATGAGGTGCCGCAGCGTGGCGAGCTGCTCTTCCGTTGCGCCACCAGGGTAGACGTGGGGGTTCATCCAGCTCGGCATGCGGAAGGAGCGCCACGCGTCCTGTGTATGGTCCTGCCCAGCCTGCCATCGCTCGTAGAACCAGTTCTTGCCTTCGGGCGTGCTCGTCAGCTCGGCCCAGCCCGTGAAGTCGTTGAGCGTCGGGCGCACGAACTTCGTCCACACCTTCTCCTTGACCTTCGCCGCCTCAACGACGAGCGCGCCGTGAAGCCCTTCTCCGACAAGGGATTCGGGGTGTGCGGCCGACTTCCCATGGATCTGGAAGCGTCCCTCCCACAGGGACACGTGCATGTTGCCGCCGATGGGGTCGTTGTACGTGCCCGGGCGATCGAACGGCACTTGCATCTTCGACAGGTCGTTGTATACCACACGGAACTCCTTCTCGGAGTCCGTGTAGTTCGGCCCGACGATCCAGTACTCGGCACGGATGCCGCGGTCCTCGAGCTCCTGCTTGCGGAAGAACGCATCGAAGGCAGATGCGGTGAGGCGATGCCCACCCAGTGCGGACTTGCCGAAGCGCCGGCCCGCCGCGGTGACCTTGAAGCGAGCTGTGGAAGCGATGACACGGCGCTGCCCACTGTGTGGGACGAAGCCTATGCCATCGTACAGCTTGCTCAGGCTGATGCGACGAGCCGGCGCTGTGGTGCTCACGTCAGGCGCGGCCGCCCTTGATGCGCCCGCCGCCCGAGACCTGGGAGCCCATGGCGGCGCGCCCGTTGCTCGGGTTGGTGAGCGGCTTGCCGGGCATGATCTTCGCGGCCCGGCCGAGCAGCTTGACCGCGACCGTGTCCGCGGTGTTGTTCGGCGCGTACGTGACCTTCTGCGTGGCGGCCATCTGAGCCTCCTGGTAGGACGGATCCGTTGCGCGACAACGGTATCCTACGTGAGCACGCGAGAAGGCCGAGCAACCGCAGGGGCCTACGGCTGCCCGGCCACCGCGCACTGGGGCGTACGCGGCCTCACCTCGAGCGGGGCGTCACTCGAGGGAGTCAGACGATGTGCACTCGCGGCCCTGCGACGTTCGTCGCGCTGGGCAGGCACCCGGGCGTGTTGAACCCGCGCCCACAGGACGAGCACACGCCACCCATGTACTCGTTCTGCACGACGCGCGAGCCCGGCTCGTACTCACCCACGACGCGACGCTGCTCGTCATAGTCCTGCTTCACCTGCTCGTTGCGGATCACGGCCGGTGCGCGACGAGGGAAGATGGGTGCACCGTCCTTCTTCACCTGCCCGGTGCTGACGTCCAGCTGCACCATGTCGCCCACCTTGAGCGGGCCCATCGCGATGCCCATCGGCATGGTGGGAAGCGGGTCCTCGCGCGGCCTCTCGTCCACCATGCGGAAGCTCCACGACCGCACGACGTCGAGCGGAACGAAGTGGCGCTCGCACTCGCCCGGGTACCCCTCACCGATGATGTGGAGCACCCGCTTGTTGCTGATGTTGATGTGGTGGATGCGGAAGTGACGCGTGTGCCCATCCATGTACTCGATGTCCATGAAGGTGGTCATCGGAAGAAGTCCTCCTTCGTGACCTTCATCCACGACTCGATGGTGGCCGACTTGACGTGGTGCTCACGCCCCATGATGTCGGTGACGACGTGCTTGCCCACGATCTTGCTGGGTGCGAAGGAGACGATGTACCGGGTGTTGATGTGCGCACCCGTCTCGTCGATGATCCAGACCGTCTGGTCCATCACACCACGTTCCAGCGAGGCGTGCGCTGCCCCTTGTCCGTGTCCGTCCTGCACTGGAGCTGGACGCCGTCCTTCGTCGTGACGATCTCGCCCACGGTCGTGCAGCGTCCACCCTCACGAGGCGTGCACCCGGCGAGCGCGACGCACAGCACCCCGATTCCCAACGCGGCCAACAGTTTCCTCATCAGTCCTTCTCCTTGTCGTCCGTCTGCCTTGCTGAGTCTAGCCTAGCACCCGCACCCATGAAAGGCAACGGTTCCACAGGCCCCTCGGCCTGTGCACGCCGACGTATGCTCTCCTTCGAGCGCTCGATCGCTTCCTCACGTTCACGCTCCTTCATCAGCGCGTCGAAGTAGTCCCGTGCGTTCCCCACAGGCCGTGCCTCGCGCTGCATCACGGCGAGTGGCGACTCGTAGCGCTCGCGTGCGTACGTACAGATGAGGCATGGACAGGTCGGCCACTTGTTCGCCTTGGCGCTGTTGCACTTGACGCAGGCAGGCACGATGTTCCACGCCTCGTTGCTCCCACCGCGCGCTCTCGGCACGATGTGGTCGCGTGTCACACCCGGGCGCTCCTGACAGTAGTGACACAGCTTCTTACGCTTGCCCATCACCCCTACCTTCAGATGTCTGGAGGAAGGTCTCAGCGAGACCGCAACGTCTGCAGTACATCGTGAAGCCCTCGGTTGCGTACAGCTCGTGTGCACCGACGACACCGTCGTAGATGCACGGCTCCATCTCGATGCTCATGTGACTCCTTTCAACGCGAGTGAGGCCGCCACCGACTACACGGTAACGGCCTCACCCAGGAAGGTCTACTGCGATGTGTCCTGCTCGTCCACGTCCACGAGGATGCTCCCCACAAGGCCCTCCCACGGCTTGACTTCGGCCGTGACCTCGAGCTTCTGCGGCTTGGGACCGATGCCTCGGTCGAGGATGCGGTCCGCGGCAGCGATGCGGTCCTTGATGTCCGCGTTCTCGTCCGCAAGCACCGTGCCGAGGAAGGCCGCTGCCTCCACGGCTGCCTGCTCGAACTGTTGCGCGACACGGGCCATGAGGTCTCGCTTGCGCTCGGCCATCGCTCCACGCGGGAGGCGCTGTGGTGCACTGCCCTGCCAGGACCCGTTCTTGTTGCGCAGCTGGCACCGAGCGACCTCCTCGCTCGTCAGTGCGCTCCACGGGATGAGGCCATCAAGCACGTTCGCCCACGTGCGTCGAACGGGCTCAGCGGCAGGGGAGGCGCGGTAGTACACGACGCGGTGCTCCACGTCCTCCCACCACAGCCACCAGTTGTCCGGGTCCTCCACGCCCCCTTCGGGGGCGACAGAGCCGAAGAAGTGCGGCTGCAGTTCCATCACTGCACCCGCTCCGAGGTGATGCCGACCCCGGACGTCTCGTCGTTTTCGTCCGTCCGGTGCATGAGACCCAGCAGCTCCTTCGGCCGCCTCACTGCGCCCTTGCTCTCGGGCTGCAGCAGTCCCTCGTCACCGCCGAACTCTGTTCCTGCGGAAATGGACATAACTCCAAGGTATCCCGGGATTCTAAGCCGTTTCTAAACACGACTTAGTGGTTATCTAGTTGGCATCTGAACTTGTCGTTACGCGCGGGTACGTATAGGGGCAGAGTTCCAACTTGAATCAGATAACCAATAAAACGCACCTGGTAATGTTCTACCCATGGCAGACATTCGAATGGACCACACCTTCCAGGCGTGCGAGGCACGCGTCGGAGTCCTTCTCGACCCACCGCTTCCGAACCTGAAGCCGCAGCGCGTGCTCAAGGTCGAGCGTGACGAGACAGGCAACCTCATCCACATCAGTACGGACGCCGGCATCACCCACACGTTCCCATGGGACGCACCTCTCGCCTTCCCTCGACACACGTACGGCGAGCCCCTCACGGACTGGCGCCAGGAGGAAGAGAAGGGTCGCTTCCCCACACCCCTCCTTCTCCGCATCGGCGACTGGCTTCAGTCATCACAGGAGCGTCCCACCCGTGAGCCCTACCTGGGTATGTGGAAGCAGAACTTCCAGATCGTCCGACGTGTGTACCACGCCCTCTCCCCACTAGACGAGTACATCGTCGTGACCGTGGAGAACGGGCAGACCTACCGGTATAAGTTCCACGAGCACGAGATCGTCCGCTTCCCGCGAGTGCAGACGAAGCAGTACACGCCTCAGTTCGAGAAGAGCGGTGTGTACATCGACACCGACTACGAGGGCGTGGAGTACGTGTTCCTCTTCCACCCTCACGGCAAGGGTCGGTGGCCTGCGGAGGTCCCCATCTTCGAGCGCAAGCACGAGCCGGGTCGTTACGAGTCGCGTCCTCCGAAGACTCGCCGTGTGGGCGACTGGCAGGGGCTCAAGTACGCGGACCCGGACAAGAAGAAGCGCCACAACAAGGACCCGCGTAAGTGGGTGCTCGACCGGCTCGAGAAGGGAGGCCTCCGTGTCTCCGATGAGGACCTCGACCGAGAGTTCCCCGACCACCCGTAGCGAGTACGAAGACTGAGGTTGTCCTTCCCGAGCTACTAGGCTAGTGTCGACCTCGACGGTTCGACGGATGGAAGGACAGGCAACGATGGACACCTACCGACTCCCGGACGGGAGCGACGGCAAGCACGTCGAGTTCACGGGCAAGCAGATCGGCTCGGGCTCGTCGCACGGCGGCAAGGGCACCCTTCGCTGGACGGAGGTGCGCCTCTTCCGTACCCAGGCAGGCAAGTACGTCCTGCAGAAGGTCGGGCGCAGCGTCGTCGCCCACGCCGAGGACCAGCCGTGCACCAGCGGCGACCCCTACTTCGAGGACGACGGGCCCGAGGTCAACCTCAGCGGCTACCTCCCCTGCCCGCTGTGCCGTCCTGACTTCGCGCAGGACGCGCTCGTCCTCGAGAACGACCGCTACAGCGTGCACGTGTCCGACACCGCCGAGGGCATCGTCGAGAGCGCCTACAGCCAGGACAGCGACGGCGTCACCTACATGACGCGAGTCGCCCGCCAGTGCCTCCAGCGCGCCGGCCTCATGGACGACGCCATCAAGCGCGCCTTCATGACGCAGAGGGTGGACTGAGCCATGGCCGACTACGTCATCGTCACGGTCAAGCTTCCGCGCAACCCGGAGCACAACCCGCGCGAGAAGGTCGTGGGCACCTGCCCGCTCTCTCACCCGGACGAGCCCCTGCACTGCACGGACGTCACCGGTGAGCACCACTCCATCCTGACGACGACCGACGGCATGACCGTCAACGACGTCAAGGCGGAGTGGGAAGAGCAGGGCTTCCACGTCACGCGCGTCGAGGAGGTGTCCGGTGGGTAGCCCCGTCATCAGCGTCAAGGGCGAGCTCACGGTCATCCTCGACAAGCTCCCGCGCGACCAACGCGAGGCGATGATCGGCCTGATGCAGCAAGGCGCATCCGGGCTCATGACGCGAGTCGACATGACGCTCAAGAACGTCGTCCTTGTGGGTGTGGACACCTGCACCCGGGTCAGCGAGGGCGCGCACTTCCACCTCACGGTGTACTCGTTCGACGGGATCGAGATCACCACACCCTCACAGGAAGGAACACCAGCATGAAGCGCATCATGACCGTGCTGGGGATCTCGGCGTTCGTCATCATCGCCGTCGTCTCCTGCACCGCGTTCGTCTTCAACACGGCCAACTCGGTCGGGCCCGACGGCAACGCCCTCCCGCAGGCGACCGCATCGCAGAGCGTCGCGGACGAGCCGATCGTCTCGAAGGCGACCACATGCGACAACGCCCGTGAGGCGATCCTCACAGGGAGCAAGGCCGACATCACGAAGGCCATGAAGGCGCTCGTCGCCGACAAGAAGGCCGACGCGACGGCGCGCGAGGCTGCGCAGGACTACCTCAGCGACACCGACGCGGACCTGCGCAAGATGCACACGGACCTGGTGCAGCTCGCCTGCTCCTAGTCCCACAAGAGTCCGAGCGTCAGCCAGCTTCCCCGTAGGCGGCTCGGATAGGCCGGGGCCCACAGGCTGTCTGACGGTGGGTCCATACATCCCTCGGGCCCCGGCCGCCCTTACTCCCACTCACCCTCCACGTAGGAGAGACGGACATGACGAACGACGGATACGACATCGCTAAGCTCAGCATCGAGGAGCTGCACCTCCAGCGCTTCGTGTACGAGTCGCAGCGCGGCACCTACATCATGAAGCTGGCCTCCTCCAAGCCGCATCAGCTCGGGACGATGCAGGCCTTCCGCACCGGTGCCGAGGAGCTGCGCATCGCCATCGCCAACTTCAACGTCGGGTACCGCACGGACGAGATGCGCGAGCAGATCGTGATGGCGCACGTGTGGAGCGACAACCCGAAGCCCGAAGCCCTTCTCCGACACGACCTCGGGAGCACCGACCTGGAGGTGACGTGCACGTACCGCGGCAAGCCGTTCGCCGTGAAGGAGATTCTCTTCGACAGCCCCTTCACGATCACCCTCAAGCTGCACAGGCGGGTCAAGCACCAGATCCGCGTGCACCTCACGAAGAGGAGCAGCAAGCCGTGAAGGTCGAGATCCACGCGTTCATCATGACGACGCGACGCGGTGTGGACCGCCTCGCGCAGATGGCGCCCAAGCTCGCCACGCGCGACAGCGTGTCGAACCTCAAGCACGTGTCCCAGGCCGCGCCCGAGAACCTGTCCTCGGCAGGGAAGGACGTGTGGCTCAACAAGGTGTCGTTCACGTACACCTCCCACGACGAGACGACGGACGCGCGCCTCGTCAAGTGGGTCATGCAGTGGATCGACGGCGTGATGAAGGGCCTCACGCTGCACGACGCACAGGTGGTGATCAAGCGATGAAGGTCGACGAGTTCGGACGTCCCACGCAGAGCTCGATCTGGCGCCCTTGCAGATACGACGGGCGTACGGTCAGCATCCACATGTCGTGGTGCGCGATCCTCAAGCACAAGCAGAACGACCGCGGAGCGTGGCTCCACAAGCTTGCTCCCATCACGCCCGCTGACAACCGCCGCGTGGGGCTGCCCTCTGAGATGCTGTACTCGTGTCCTGGCACCAAGTGGCACATCGAGCGTCTCGAGTTCGACGTGCAGAACGGGTGGGGTGTCTCGCGTCCCGACGCCGACTGGATGATCGTCGCCGACCGTGACGGTGCTAAGCACGAGCTCTTCATTCACTGGCAGAGCTACATCGCTCCGCTGTGGAGCCCGTGGCTGCGAGTCGTCGGCGAGTTCGAGCAGATCATCGAGCAGGACGAGCCTCCCAAGCCCCGTCCCAGCCTGCACTCACTCATCATGCAGGACTACTGGTGGCACACGCAGGACGGGCGCTGGCTCAAGGTCAGCACCATGCCGCTCAAGCACGCCATCAACCTGATGGCGGACCTGATGCTGAACGCCCGGAACATCCAGCACCGCTACGTCTTCAGCTCCGTGTGGAACAACGCGCCCGACGAGGTGGACGCCCAGGTGGCAGCCGAGGCGGGCAAGTCCGAGGAGCAGTTCATCCGTGACCTGCCGCTGTGGCGGGCACTCGAGAAGCGCATCATCGAGGGAGCAGGAGAACCGCTGTGAGCGACGACACGAGGTACGACTCCACGGACATCCGACACGCGACGATCACGGACCTCATCATGGCCGTCGAGCGTCGCACGGCCAACGGCGACAGGCCCGACATCATGCTGTCGCCCAAGGAGCGACTGGCCGCGGCCATCATCCTCTTCGACGACCTGAAGGGCGTGCTCGCCAAGGACTCGGAGATGACCGAGATCTACCCGAAGGTCTTGGCCATCGAGGTCGTGATGCAGGAGTGGCTGGAGTCCATCAGCGCGCTCTACGCCATCGCCCAGGGGTTGAACGTCTCGGGCGACTCGGCTACGGTCGAACCATGACGCTCATCGTAGTCGAGGGTATCGACGGTTCGGGCAAGTCGTACCTCGTGAACCAGCTCAGCAACGCCATGGAGAACGACGTCACGGTGCTCCACCGCGGTCCGCTGAAGAAGCACCCGCTCGAGGAGTACGTGCTCGCGCTCACCAAGACCCACGACCCGCGTGACAGCACGACGCTGTGCGACCGCTGGCACCTGGGCGAGCTCATCTACGGCCCGCTCTATCGCGGTGCCTCGCGCCTCACGCCGGCGATGCACCTCTACGTCGAGCACGTCCTCGACAGCATGGGTGCGGTCAAGCTCCTCATGATGCCGGAGTTTCCCGTCGTCGAGCGCCGCATCACCAGCCGCGGCGAGACGTTCCTGCAGCCCCAGCATCGCCGGCTGGTGTACGACGCGTACCAGGAGGTCGCAACCCTGCACCAGGGGTGGCAGATCATCCCTGGAGGCGTCAACCCCGCCGGACTGACGGCTACCGTCAGCCTGGCCGTCGAGCGGGCTCAGAAGGCCTCTGAGCATCGCTCGTGCGCGCCCTCGTACGTCGGTACCCTGCGCCCGAAGGTGCTGTTCCTCGGCCACGAGCCGTCGAGGAACCCGTTGCGCCCCAGGCACTCCACCGCGATGCCCACGTACGTCGGGACGTTCAGCGAGTACCTCCACCTTGCTTGCATCAGTGCAGGCATCGAGAACTTCGGGATCGCCGACCCGAGCACGACGGCCATCCGCCGCACGTGGGAGGTGCTCGGCGAGCCCGTCATCATCCCCATCGGCAGCCGTGCACAGCGCAAGATGGAGGACGAGGGCTTCACGCCTGACCTCGTCCTCAACGGCCGCATTCCTCAGGCACCCTACACCGTGTACGGCCAGAGGCTCAAGGAGAGCATCGCATGAAGACGTTCAGGTTCGACACGGGCGTGGCCTCGCTCCGCGGCCTCACCACTATGCTCATCGCCGACGGCTCGCCCGTCGAGGTGCGCGGCCAGCTCACCCGCGAGCTCACCGACGTCGTCATCGAGATCGCACAGCCGCAGTTCCCGCAGATGGACGGCATCGGGCGGAACTGGAACCGCCGCATCGCCGTCGCCGAGTTCCTGCAGCTCGTGGGCGGGTTCAGCGAGCCGCAGGTCATGACCGACGTCGCCCCGGCGTTCGACCGCTTCATCGACGACGGTCGCTTCTGGGCGGCGTACGGCGAGCGGACGAGCGGCCAGTTCGCCCACGTCGTTCGCAAGCTCAAGGAGGACCCCAGCACGCGACAGGCCGTCGTCTCGCTGTGGAACCCGTTGCTGGACAACCAGATCAATAAGCACGACTACCCGTGCACGACGACGCTCCAGTTCCGCATCCGCGAGGAGCGCCTCGAGCTCACCACGACGATGCGCAGCAACGACGTGTGGTGGGGCTGGTCGTACGACCTGTTCCAGTTCACGCAGCTGCAGCACACCATCGCCAACTGCCTGGGTCTCGAGGTCGGGCACTACCACCACTTCGTCAACAGCCTGCACATCTACGAGCGCGACATCGACGCCGCGCTCCAGCTGCACGACGACCAGGTCCGTGACCGCGAACCCTTGCTCGGCATCGGGTCCGAGAAGGAGTTCGGCCTGGGCACGTGGCAGTACTTCGCCGACCTGGCGCACGAGCTCTTCTACGACGACGAGTACACCAACCCCACCCCCACCGAGGAGTACTACCGCGCCGCGGAGCTCCACAAGACGTGGGCGATCGTGAAGGACGACAAGTGATGGACGACGCGACCATGCAGCTCACCCTGGCGACCGAGACGCAGCCGTTCGGTCTCACCCTGCTGGAGAACCCGGACCCGTTCCAGGTCAAGGCCCCCTGCCGCGAGGAGCCCGACTTCAACGAGCTCGTCACGGACCTCATCATGAAGGAGCCGGAGCGGTACGACGGCTTCGCCCACGCCTACCCGCTCACCGAGGCGGACGGCATCTTCTACACGGGCATCGCCACCATCCGCGCGGCCAAGGAGATGCAGGCGCAGCGGGAGCCGATCAAGGGCGGCATCCTCGAGATCCTGGCGCCCAGCGGTGCCGACGACTGAGGACGACGGCTTCGAGCCGACGTCGTGGTGGCGCGTCGTTGCGCCCGACGGCTCGTTGTGGTGCGAGACGAGCAACGTGAACGAGGCAAGGCGAGTGCTCCGCATCGACGACAGGCTCGAGCGGCTGTACGTGAAGACCGAGGAGGAGTGGCGTGGGCAGACCTGACTGGGACGACACCTGGTGGGAGATGGCGCAGGTCATCGCCCGTCGCAGCAAGTGTGAGCGACGTGCGATCGGCGCCGTCATCGTGGACGGGAGCAACCGCCCGATCGCCGTGGGGTACAACGGGCCGCCGCGCCACCTCTTCGAGGTGCCCATCGAAGAGGGTGCGACCGAGTCCACACAGGAGCCGTGCACGTCGTGGTGCCCGCGTGCGATGAAGAGCGGTGACGCGCCGCGCACCTACGGCGACTGCTACACGATCCACGCGGAGATCAACGCGCTCCTGTTCGCGGACCGTCGGGACTACGAAGGCGGCACCATCTACGTCACGTCCGTCCCCTGCTGGGAGTGCGCGAAGGCGGTCTCGAACAGCGGGCTCTACACCATCGTTACCCAGGTGCTCGATGGGGATGCGCATCGTAGCCCATCGGCTAGTGTCGACCTCATGGAACGCTCTGGACTGGCGGTGATCCTCCGATGAGGCTCAAGGTGCTGCACGCGGACATGCAGGAGGAGACGACCTACGACAACATCGGGTCGTGGGGCATCAGCGATGCTGGTCTCCTCAGCATGAACAAGACCCGCCAGCTGACTGAGGAGGAGAGGACCGCGTGGAACAGGCAGGCGATGAAGCAGCCTGGCGGGCTCGCCGCGAACAGTGCGCCTGACTCGGTCGAGATCCCAATCGCAGCATGGGCTCCGGGCTCGTGGGCGGTCGTCGAGGCGTTCGAGGACGACGAGTGAGCGGTGTGCTCGCAGGCGTCAACCTGCACTACGTGAACACCGTCGACAAGGCGATGGAGTTCAAGCGCTGGCTCGGCGAGCGGCGCAACGTGCTCGGCGTCGACACCGAGACAGGCGGGTTCAGCCCTGAGCGGAACCGCCTGCGCCTCGTGCAGTTCGGCGACCTCGGGAGCGGGTGGGCCATCCCCTGGGAGATGTGGGGCGGCGTCGCGATGGAGGCGCTGACCGGGTACGACGACCCGATGGTGTTGCACAACAGCAAGTTCGACGTGCGGTTCATCACGCGCAAGATCGGCTGGGAGTGGCCGTGGCATCGCACGCATGACACGATGAACCTGGCCCATCTCGACAACCCGTTGCGAGCCAAGGGGTTGAAGCCACTCGCCGGCATGCTGGTCGATCCGCAGGCGGTGTCGGCTCAGCGCTTGCTGGACGACGCGATGACCAAGAACAAGTGGACGTGGGACACGGTCCCGATCGACTTCCCGTACTACTGGGTGTACGCCGCGATGGACCCCGTCCTTACGTGTCACATCTTCGAGTACCTGCAACCGGCGCTGAACGAGCACCGCTACGTGTACGACCTGGAGATGGGCGTCACACGCGTCATCGCCAAGATGGAGGCAACGGGTGCGCACGTCGACCTCGCCTACTCCGAGATGAAGCAGCGGCAGCTGGTCGAGTGGGCCAACGTCGCGCGTGACTGGCTCCTCACGACGTTCCGCGGGCAAGGCCTCACGGGCCTCACCGACATGAAGCTCCTCAAGTTCTTTCAGGACAACGAGGTGCCCATGCTCGACAAGATGACGAAGAGCGGGAGTCGGCAGGCGCTGGACAAGGAGGTGCTCGACTCCATCGACCATCAGGTCGCCGAGTACATCCTGGCCATCCGCAAGGCTGAGAAGATGGCCGGCACCTACTTCAAGAACTTCCTCGAGATGGCGGACGACGAGGGCTACCTCCACCCGAACATCTGGACGATGGGTACGCGCACGGCGCGCATGAGCGTGACCGACCCTGCGCTGCAGACCCTGCCGCGCGACGACCCGACAGTCCGCACGGCGTTCATCCCTCGTGACGAGCACCACGTCCTCATCACCTGCGACTACGACCAGGTGGAGGCGCGCCTGATGGCGCACTTCAGCGAGGACCCCGGCCTCATCGCTGCGTTCAACGACACGTCACGCGACTTCTTCTGCACGGTGGCGTCCACCATCTTCCAGGACACCATCGTCAACAAGAAGGACAAGCGCAGGCAGGTCACCAAGAACGCGTTCTACGGCAAGCTCTACGGCGCGGGTGCGGCCAAGATGGCGGTCACCGCGAAGGTGCCACTCGAGCAGATGGTTGCAGTCGACCAAGGGATGAACGCTCGGTTCCCTGGGATCGTCATGATGCAGCGCCGCATCAACGCGCTGGCACAGGGTCGAGCCAAGGCGGATGGCACGCCGTGGATCACGACGCCGTACGGACGCAAGCTCGTTGCCGACGACCGCAAGGAGTACACCCTCACGAACTACCTCATCCAGTCCCACGCCGGCGAGCTCTTCAAGCGTAAGCTCGTCGACCTGGACACCGTTCTCCCTCCCGAGGTTCGCATCGTCCTGCCCGTCCACGACGAGCTGGTGTTCGATGTCCCGAGGGAGATGGCGGGTGAGGTCCGTCAGCTCATCGAGGAGACGATGTCTGACAGCACGTACCGCGTTCCTATCACCTGCTCGAGCGACCTGCTCGAGTCGAACTGGGGCGACAAGTACAGGTAGGNNGGCTACCGATCGCAGTGTCACGAGTGCCGATACGCCAAGCTGCAAGAGTCACGACTTAGAGGGCACCTCCTTCGAGCGTATGGCATCACGCTTGAAGCCTACGAGGAAATGCTCGATCGGCAGGGAGGGACCTGCGCGATCTGCCACAGAGAAGAGACACGACCAGCACGTCCGAACGGGAGGTTGACAAGCAAGAGCGTGACGCGGTTGAGCGTAGACCACTGTCACGAAACTGGTGTCGTACGCGGGCTTCTCTGCCAGCGATGCAACATCGCGATAAGTCACATGAACGACGATCCTGCGGTTCTACGAAGGGCCGCCGAGTACTTGGAGATGCAACGATGAGCATCGAACTGACGAAGACCGAGCTCCTGGCGATGGCGGGCCTCAAGCGCAGCGGGTGGGAGTTCGACCCGGAGACGCCGACGGTCTCGACCGAGCGCATCACGATCACGCAGCCCGAACACGAGGGCGGTCAGGACGACGCGGTGAACACCGAGACGCTCGCCGAGCTCGGCTGGGACATCGAGATGACGACCGAGCGCATGGTGCTCAGCAAGGCCTTCACGTCGTGAGCAGGTACATCCTCGCGCTCGACCCTGGTCTGACAACGGGAATCGCCCTGTACGACCGGGAGGAGAACCGCTTCCACTCGGAGCAACAGAACTTCGACGGGACGTGTGCGGTGCTCCTCCAGCAGGCGTCGCACAAGGGTGAGGACCTGGTCATCGTCTCAGAGGCCTTCATCATCACGCCGGCCACGCCCAAGAACACGCAAGCGCCGTGGAGCCTCGAGCTCATCGGCGTGGCGCGCATGGTGTCGCGCACGTGGTGCAAGCGTGACCTCGCCAAGCAGGACGCAGCGTCCGCCAAGCGGTTCTCGTCCGACGCGCGCCTCAAGCACATGGGGTGGCACAAGCCCGGCAAGGGTCACGCGAACGACGCAGCGAGGCACCTCTTGCTCCTTCTCGCAACACGTGCATGGATCCCGCAATCCGTGCTCGCCGAACTGTCCGAGGTGTAGCATTTCCCTTGCCCCTATGGTAGGTTATACCTAGACGGCAGACGGAAGGACCCAGCATTGATCACTATGGAGTTGACCGATGACAACCGTATCGTCATCGAGTCCGACTACCCGCTCAGGGATCGGGAGCTCATCAAGTCGCTCCCGGGCTCGAAGTACGACCTGAGCACGCACCGCTTCTACGCTCCCGTGACGTGGGCGTCGTGTCGTGCGATGCGCGGCCTGTTCGGCGACAACCTCGTCATCGGCGAGAAGCTGCAGCAGTGGGCGTGGCACGAGCGGCAGACGAGGGTCGATCCGGCCAAGCAGCTCCGCATGGCCTGGGACGCTGAGGGCGATGCGGACCTCTACCCGTTCCAGCGCGCGGGAGTCCAGTTCCTCGCCTACGCTCGCAAGGGTCTGTGCTGCGACGAGATGGGCACGGGTAAGACCGTGCAGACCATCCGCACGCTGAAGCGGTTGAGCGACAACGGCGAGCAGGTGTTCCCCGCGATCGTCGTGTGTCCCAACAACATGACCATCACCTGGCGCAAGGAGTTCGACCGGTGGTGGCCGGGCCGCAAGGTGACGGTCATCAAGGGCAGCGCGAAGGTGCGGCGCGAGCAGATCGCCGCGGGCGCCGACGTCTTCGTCATCAACTACGAGGGCCTCCGCTCGCACTCGCGGCTCAGCGGGTACGGCTCGGTGCGGCTCAAGCGCTGCATCGTCTGCGACCCGACACTGCCGGACGTCGCGTCGAACTCGCAAACCCGTTGCGAGAACTGCAAGAAGGAGCTCAACCACATCGCGTTCAAGTCGGTCATCGTCGACGAGGCGCACCGCATGAAGGACCCGAAGGCGAAGCAGACGAGGGCGACCTGGGCGCTCCGCACCGAGTCGGTGGAGAACGTCTACTGCCTCACGGGTACCGCCATCGCCAACGCACCGCACGACCTGTGGCCGGCGCTGCACATGCTGAGCGCCGAGGAGTGGCCCTCGCGCACCAAGTACATCGACCGCTACTGCCTCGCGTCGTTCAACGTGTACGGCGGCATGACGGTCATCGGCCTCCGTGACGAGAACAAGGACGAGTTCTTCGACATCGTCGACCCGCGCATGCGCCGCATGCCGAAGGAGGCCGTGCTCCCGCACCTGCCCAAGAAGACGTACACCGAGCGGTACGTCGACATGACGGCCAAGCAGGAGAAGGCGTACCGTCAGATGGAGGCGGGGCAGATCGCCCTGATGGACGAGGGCGAGGGTGGTGTGGTCGTAGCCATCAACCCGCTCGTGCAGCTGACGCGCCTCACGCAGTTCGCCTCGGCCTACGCTGAGGTGGACGACAGCGGCGAGGTGAAGCTGTCCTCGCCGAGCTGCAAGATCGACGCGCTCCTCGAGCTCCTGGAGGAGATGGACGACAAGCCGCTCGTCGTGATGGCCGCCTCGAGGCAGCTCATCGGTCTCGCCGAGAAAGCGTTGACGGACAACAAGATTTCGTACTCGCTCATCGTCGGCGGTCAGACGCCCGACGAGCGGGAGGCAGCCAAGGAGGCCTTCCAGACCGGGCGCGTGCGGGTCATCCTCTGCACGATCGCAGCGGGTGGCATCGGCATCACGCTCACGAGGTCCGACACGCTGTGCTTCCTGCAGCGCTCGTGGAGCATGGTGGAGAACAGCCAGGCGGAGGACCGAGTCCACCGCATCGGCAGTGAGGTGCACGACAAGGTCACCATCGTGGACATCATCGCCAACGGGACCATCGAGGAGCGACTCCGCGTCGTCCTCGGTCAGAAGCTCGAGCGGCTCGAGGAAGTCATGCGAGACCGCGAGACCATCCGACGCTTGCTGGGAGGCAACTGATGTACTCGAACGAAGACATGCCCGCGATGAAGGCGATGAATGACGTCACGCCTGTCGAGAAGGTGATGGCGCAGCTCAGCACCGACATCGATCGTCTCTCCAACATGGTGGAGCGCTTGCACAACAAGCTCCACGGCGTGCTCCGCAAGGACGACCGCGACAGCATCGCGACGCCGACGGACCCGACGCACGAGGGCGCGTCCGACATGTACCGCTTGGTGGACGGCAACGCGTACCAGGTCCGGTGCGCGACCGATCGGCTGCAGTACATCATCGACAACCTGGAGGTCTGATCCCATGCGGATGACTCTCCACGAGCTGGTGGAGCAGCTCGCGACCATGCCGCAGAACTCCACCACGACGTTCCACATCGAGCTCAGCACGGGGGATCGAGTTCCCGTGTCGCTCAAGCGGATCGACCACAGCACCAACCCGGTAGAGACGACCGACATCATCCTGGAGTTCAACCGTGAGTGACACAGTCGCCTGGCTCGGTGAGCCCCTCACCGTCTCCAACTCGGAGATCCAGACGTGGAAGAGCTGCCGCCGCAAGTGGTGGCTCACCTACTACCGCGAGCTCGGCCTGAAGCTCGAGCGCGTGGACGGCCCGCTGGCCCTCGGCACCAAGGTGCACAAGGCGCTGGAGGAGCTCTACACGAACGGCGCCAACCCCATCACGGTGCTCGACGAGCTGTACTCCAAGGACATCACCAAGTGCGAGCAGTCCGAGGACATCATGCTCCAGTCGAAGGTGGTGGACCTCAAGAAGGAGCAGGACCTCGCCCACGCCATGCTCGAGGGCTACATGCACTGGCGTGAAGAGGAGGCGATCGACCACGGCATGGAGCTCGTCGGTGCCGAGCAGGTCGTGCAGGTCAAGTCCGGTGTCCCGGGCGTCTTCCTTCGTGGCAAGATGGACCAGCGGTGGGAGCGGAAGGTCGACGGCGCCAGGCGCTTCCGCGACTTCAAGACCGTGCAGGAGTTCACCACGCTGGTGAAGATCCTGCCGCTCGACGAGCAGATGAAGTTCTACCACCTCCTCGAGTACCTCGAGGCGATGGAGATCAGCGGCGGCGAGCCGCAGTGGCGAACCGACGGCGCCATCTACACGATGCTGCGCAAGGTGAAGCGCACGGCGACCGCGAAGCCCCCGTTCTACATGCAGATCGAGATCGGTCACAACATGACCGAGCTGCGGTCGATGTGGCTCAGGGTGATGAAGGTCTGCGCCGAGATCGTCATCGCGCGGCAGGCGTTGGACGCCGGTGGCGACCACCGCTACCTCATGCCGCCCCGACCGTCCCGTGACTGCACGTGGAGCTGCCCGTTCCTCGCGGCCTGCCCCATGTTCGACGACGGGTCGAACGTCGAGCAGATGCTCGACGAGCACTACACGCACGTGGACCCCCACGAGCGGTACCGCGCCGAGGAGAGCAAGGGAGAGGCGTGATGGCACGCATCAAGGTGGTCGGGTACATCGACCCCGACTCGCTGGAGGACGGTGAGGCGGACCTGGAGCACCCGATGGGGTTGTCCGACGAGGCCTTCACCCGCCTCACGAACGACCTCAGCAGCGTCGGTGTCGAGGACGCCGAGTTCAGCGTGGTGGAGGACGGCGAGTGACCGAGGTCCGTCGCCCGCGTGGACAGGCGATGTCCATCCTCGTGCACGCCGACACCAAGGTGGGCAAGAGCACGTTCGGGAACACGACGCCGGCGCCGAGGCTCCTCCTCGACGCGGAGATGGCGTACCGGTTCCTGCCCGGCAAGAAGGTGTTCTGGGACCCCATCTCCCAGGCGCCTCCGCGGTGGGACGGCGAGTGGGAGACCTGCGTCGTCATCCTCCGCACCTACGCCGAGTTCGAGCGAGCCTACGAGTGGCTCAACTCGGGGCAGCACGACTTCCGCAGCGTCGTCATCGACTCCATCTCGGAGCTGCAGACGAAGTGCAAGGACGACCTCACCGCCGACGGTCGCATGACCATCCAGCTGTGGGGCGACCTGCTCACCGCGATGGAGCGTCGCTGCCGCGCGTTCCGTGACCTCACGGAGCACCCCACCCGTCCCATCGAGGCGGTCGTCCTGACGGCGATGACGCAGATGCGCGACGGGAAGTGGAGGCCGTACCTGCAGGGGCAGCTGCAGGTGAAGGCCCCCTACTACTTCGACGTGATCGGGTACCTGTACGTCGAGGCGGTGGCGGACCCCGCGAACCCCACGGTCGCACCGGTGAAGCACCGCAAGATGCTCGTCGTCCCGCACCAGCAGTTCGAGGCGGGCGAGCGAGTGCAAGGGCGGCTCGGCGAGATCATCACCGACCCCACTGTTCCCACCATGCTGGACACGGTCTTCGGGCCGATGCCGGCAACGACGTCCTGAGGAGGACAGCATCATGACCGAGTCGGTCAACTGGGGCGAGCTCATGCAGACGGCGGCCACCGCCCTGCAGCCCGTTCCGAAGGGGCAGTACCAGGTCGTCTGCAAGAAGGCGGAGGCCAAGACCTCCAGCTCGGGCAAGCTCATGTTCGCGCTGCAGCTCACCATCGAGGGGCCGACGAACGCCGGCCGCTCGCTCCGCACGTACCAGACGCTGTCGCCGGAGAACCCGACGGCCGTCGCCATCTTCATGCGGAGCATGGCGAACATGGGTCTCGACTCGACCTTCTTCGCCACCAACCCGGCGCCGTCCGTCGTCGCCTCGGCGCTCGAGGGCAAGCGGTTCGGGGTGGAGGTCGACCACCAGCTCTACCAGGGCGTCATGCGCGACAACGTGAAGTCGATCCTGCCCGGCGCGCCCACCATCGGCGGCGCGATCCCGGGAGGTCCGATGGCCCCTGGGGCGGCGCCGATGCCGTCGCCGGTG